CAAAGACAGAAAATTTAGATAAAGAGATTGTAGAACGATTAAAGATTCTACGCGATGAAACTGATAAGATTGTAATCTTCTTAGGACAACTAGCAGTTCAAGAACGTACTTTGAAAAAACGATTAAAAGAAGTAGAGGATAATCAGGAAAAGTACGGAGCAATGAATGACAAATATATTTTTGAATTAGAAGAAAAGTTAGCAGAACTCGATAAGACTTATAAAAATGGTCAAATTGATTTAGATGCTGGTACTATAACAGTTCAAGAATAATTTGGATAATTCAAAATTATTTTGTATATTTACAAAGTAAAGTGCATCTAATAGGTTATGACAAAGAAAAAACTACTTTATGTAGCATCACACCTTTCTACGGGTGGTATGCCACAATATCTTCTTAAACAAATACAAATCTTTCAAAAAGAGTTTGATATTAGTGTCATTGAGTATAATGACCATTCAGGTGATGCTTTTGTAGTTCAAAAAAATCAAATTAAAGATTTGGTTAAACTTTATACTCTGTATGAAGATAAAGAATCTAATTTTTTAAAAGTAGTCAAAAAGGTATCACCTGATATAATTCACTTTACAGAGATTCCTGAGCATTTTATAGCATCTAATGTGTTAGATAAAATCTTCGGTAATAAACGAAGAAAGTATGATATCGTATGCTCTACCCACGGGTCTCTTACTAACCCTGATGAAATCCGATATCAACCCGATAGATATGTTTTAGTATCTGAATGGAGTAGACAAAAGTTTGAACATTTAGGGATTGATACTCAGGTATGGGAATATCCAATAGAAAATTATGAATATGATAAAGAATCTGCTAAAACGGAATTAGAGTTTGATTCCGATTGGAAACATATTCTAATGGTAGGATTATTCTCGATAGGTAAAAACCAAGGAGAGATATTTCAAGTTGCAAGAACACTTGAAAAGTATAAGATTAAGTTTCACTTTGTAGGTAACCAAGCTGGAAACTTTAGAGAATATTGGGAACCTTTAATGCAATATAAACCTGATAATTGTATTGTATGGGGTGAGCGAGATGATGTAGATAAATTCTATAAAGCAGCAGATTTATTCTACTTTAGTTCTAAGTTAGAATTAAATCCCCTTTCTATCAAAGAAGCTTTATCACACGGTTTACCTTCAATATTTAGAAAACTACACACTTATTTAGATACGTATGATGAGGTTGGGTTAGTTCACTATATTGATGATGATATTGATAATACAAAAGAACTTATTCTTGACATCCTAAAACCAGAATTTAATGAGATTCCTGGTTGGTTTTCGTATCAAGATTTATATGATGAAGTTATTGATAAATTACCTGATAACGCGAGTGTTGTTGAAGTGGGTTCATGGATGGGTAAATCTACCAACCATTTTTTAACAACTGCTAAGAAAAAGGGTAAGCAAATTAGATTTACTGCAGTAGATACATTCAAAGGTTCAGTTGGTGAAGATGAAATAGCACATCAACAAATTCTTGAACCATTCGATGGTGATTTATATACGGAGTTTTCTAATAACTCAATTATGATGGATAATTTTGATAATCTCAATATTATCAAAGATACTTCAGAAAATGCTAAGAATTTGTTTTTAAATAATTCACAAGATTTTATTATGATTGATGCAGGTCATACATATGATGATGTGATGTTAGATATAAAGAATTGGTTTTATAAAGTAAAGCCAGGTGGAGTATTGGGGGGAGATGATTATATTTCAAATTTCCCTGGTGTAATCGAAGCAGTAAACGAATACTTCTACGGACAAATTCAACGAACTAATACAGGGTGGGTACGAAAAAGACCACGTATTCAAATCAAACATATGATGACCCGTCCTAACGATGTTAGAGAACGTATTAGTCAAAAATCGTTACAACAACTTAAACGATGGGGAATTGATTATCAACCAATAGTTAATGAGGTTTATGATGATGTCCCACCTAAAGAATTTTGTAGAAGACCGGAGGATATCTCAGATGTTGCTACTTATAATGGTCATCAAGGAATCGGAAAAATTACAGGAAGACATTATGGATGTTACCTAGCACATAGAAACGCTTTAGAAACTATTGATGTAGATAACTATGATTACACACTTATCTTTGAGGCAGATGCGTTTATTTATTCTAACTTAAGAGATTTTGTGGATATTGTACATAAAGCTTGTTTCTTATCTGAAAGAGATGATGTACCATTTATTGGTTTTGCAAATAATCCATCTTGGAGTAGAGTAGATGTTGATGCATATTTTTGGAAAACAGATTACAATCAGGATTGGGCACATGCATATCTGATACCAAATAGAGATAAAGGTTGGTATATGGATAGAATCAACGATTGTGAGTGGGATGTTGCAGATTTATGGTATAATCACGTATTCTACAATCACTCAAGACCAAGATATACAACTCATTATAGATACTCAAAGCAAGCAGAAGGTATATCACTTTTAGATAATACAAATAAAAGTTGGAAATGATTTACGATAATATAAAACGAAATAAAGATAACATTGTGGTTATTAAGAATAAAATTTTAATCTCATATGTTAGAGGACCTAAGATTGAAATTTTAGGAAGTAACACTGCATCATATAAAGTAGAGTTTTTAGATAAAAAAGATAATTCAGTTAAATTTCAAACTGAAATAAAAAACAATAATTGGGCAAAATCTAATTTTGAATATTTTATCGATTGGAAGGTACGAGTATGGGAAAATAATACCCTAATCCATGAAGAAGATTTTAACGCTAAAGATAGAAGAATTTACATCGCAATGGATTCTCGAGCAATTGGAGATACACTTGCATGGGTACCTTACTTTGAAGAATTTCAAAAGAAACACCAATGTCAACTCGTAGTATCTACTTTTCACAACGAATTATTTGAAAAACAATATCCAAACTTTGAATTTGTAAAACCTGGTGATGTAGTTAACAATCTTTACGCAATGTATTCATTAGGATTATTTTATAATGAAGATGGTTCGGTAAATTATTTTAAAAATCCACAAGACCCAAAATCGGTTACAATGCAACAAATGGCAACCGATATATTAGGATTACCTTATCGAGAAATAAAACCAAAACTACCTAAGAAAAATATCAAAAAAGATGATAAATTAATCACTATTGCAATTCACGGAACTGCACAATCTAAATATTGGAATAATTCAACGGGTTGGCAGGAAGTAGTAGATTGGTTAAATGGTAAAGGTTATACCGTCAAACTCTTATCACGAGAAAATGATGGGTATATGGATAACAAACATCCAAGTGGTATTGTAAAACATCCTGAAGGACCATTAGAATCAGTAATGGATGAAATGAGAAAATCAAAAGCATTTATTGGTATTGGTAGTGGATTAAGTTGGTTGAGTTGGGCATTAGGAACTAAGACGGTTCTGATAAGTGGATTCTCATATGATTGGGCAGAGATGAGTGATTGTGTACGAATTTCATCACCAAAGGATATGTGTGGTGGTTGTTTTAATCGATTAAAATTAGATGCTGGTGATTGGAATTGGTGTCCTGACCATAAAGGTACAAATAGACAATTTGAATGTACTAAGTCTATTACAGGTGAAATGGTGATTAAAGAATTAGAAAAGTTTTTATAAATGAAAGTAAATAAACTAAATGAAATGTTTAGAGGTTGGGTAGTTGGAAACTTCGACCCATCACTACATAAGACGGATGAATTTGAGGTTGCAGTAAAAACTTATAAGAAGGGTGATTATGAACCTAAACACTATCACAAAGTTGCAACTGAAATTACAATTATCTCAAAGGGAAGAGTTGTAATGAACAATGAAGTTTACAATGAAGGTGATATTATTACTATTGAACCAAATGAAGCAACTGATTTTAGAGCAACGAATGATGTAATTACAACGGTAATTAAGTTTCCTTGTTTAACCAATGATAAATATCTAGTAGAGTAATGAAAGTTTGGATTAATGGGTGTTTTGATGTTTTACATCATGGACATTTTAAATTAATTGCTCATGCATTATCTTTGGGTAATCAATTAAGAATTGGGATTGATTCTGATAGAAGAGTAAAGGAATCTAAAGGAGAAAGTAGACCATTTCATACCGAACAACAAAGAATATTCAATTTACTTCAGATTGATGGTGTAAACGATATTAGAGTATTTGATTCGGATAAAGAATTATCTGATTTAATTAAAGAATATAAACCTGATGTTTTTTTAATCGGTGATGATTATAAAAATAAAGGAATCATTGGTAGAAAACATGCAAAAAAAATTGAATACTTTCCAAGGGTGGAGGGATTCTCAACAACAGGATTATTAGATGAGTAAAGTATTAGTAATAGGAGAACGATGTGATGATATTTTCATTTATGGAGATACACCACGATTATCACCCGAAGGCCCTGCACCTGTATTCATTCCCAAAAAGGAGGTTTACAATGGTGGAATGGGTGAGAATGTTATGACTAATTTAATTGCACTAAATATTGATGTAGAATTTATATATCAGCATTCTTCTATAACAAAAACAAGACATATCCACGAACCATCGAATACTTTATTGTTAAGAATCGATGAAGAGAAAAATATTGATAATATAGGTAACAGATTACCTAAGTTAGATTTTTGGGAATATCAAATGATTGTAATTTCTGATTACAATAAGGGATTCCTAACTGAAGAAGATATTGCATATATCGGATTCAAGCACCCAAATGTAATTTGTGATACAAAGAAACAATTGGGTGAGTGGTGTAAGGATTTACGATTTATAAAATTAAATCGTTCGGAATATCAGAATAACATAGAATTTATTTCGAAAAACGATTGGATTTTAGAAAAGTTGATAATTACATTAGATAAGGATGGGTGTATGTACGATGGGGTAACATATCCAACCGAACAAGTAGAGATTATGGATATCTCAGGAGCTGGTGATACTTTTGTAGCAGGATTTGTGAAAGAGTTCTTAGATACTGAAGATATTTCAAAATCAATACAATTCGCTAATCGTTGTTCAGCACAAGTTGTACAAAAAAGAGGTGTAACAACAATAGATTACGAAAATTTATAAGTTATATATTTATATATGAATTCAAAAACAATTAATTAATTTTAAAGTCATATGGCACAAGAACAAAAAACATCGATTGATTTAGTTACAGTTAAACTTTCTGAAGAAAAACTTCAGGATATTAAAACTTATCAAGCACAATTAAACCAAATTGTAAATCAACTTGGCGAATTGCACATCAGAAAAAACAACCTTCATGATGAACTCGAAAGAACTGAAGAAGCGGTAGGAACAGCAGAAACTGATTTTAAATCAACAAATGCTGAACTTAGAAAAGAGTTAAACAAACTTGAGAGAGATTACCCAAGAGGTCAATTAAATCTTGAAGAAGGTACAATCACTTACAATCCAGCAATAAAAGAACAGCAACAACCACAAGCTCCAAACGGAGTAGAGGGTGGTCAAGTAGTTGAAGCACCATTTGCTGAAGCGTAATTAGGTAAAGTGAGAAATTGTATATTTATATAGTACAAACACAATAGTACTATTATAATGAACGAATTATCTCAATTTCTAGTAGAGAGTATATTAGGGGAAGCGGACGGTGTAGAAAACAAAGTTGTAGTCTACGCTGGCCGCTTTCAACCTTTTCATAAAGGACATTACGCAACATACCAACACTTAGTAAAAAAGTTTGGTAGAGAAAATGTTTTTATCGGAACATCTAATAAAACCGATAATAAGAAATCACCTTTTAACTTTAAGGAAAAGGTGATGGTAATGACTACGATGTTTGGAATCCCAAAAAGTAAAATCGTTCAGGTCAAAAATCCTTATGTACCAACTGAGGTATTAAAGAAATTCAATAAAGATACTACGGCATTTATCACAGTTGTTGGTAAGAAGGATGCAAGTAGATTGGGTGGTAAGTTCTTTACCCCTTACAAAGATAACTTAGATTTTGAAGGATATGAAGATAGAGGATACGTTTACATTGCTCCTCAACAATCAAATCCAATTAGTGGTACTGATGTTCGTACTGGTTTAAAATCAGGTTCTGATGAAGATAAAAAGAAATTTTTTACAAAAAAAGCATATCCAAAATTTAATCAAAAGATTTTTGATTTTATTGTAGATAAGTTATCTAAATTACCTGAGATAAAATATGAAGAAATTTCTATACCAAAAAGGGTAGTAGAGGAGTGGTTAAGAATTGAAGGAAGTAAACTAATCGAAAATAGTTTTATCCAAGGTGCACAAGAAGTGGATGATGGTCCAAATTACTTATATCCATCGTTTGCTTCATTTGATAAATCTTCAAGAAAAAGAGCAGAACAAATTGGTTGGGAAGTGGTGAGACAAATTATGAGTGATGACCTTACCGATATTGACCCACATCCAATTTATCCGAATGGTCCTGTTAAAGCAGTAACTCCGTATCCTGCAGGGGTAATTGGTAAAACAACTGCAACTAACCAAAAGGATTTTGAAACTGCTGAAGCATATGATAAGTGGATGAGACATATATCAAAAGCAGTAGAAGCTTCGGGATTCTCACTTATTAATTTCTTTTTAAATTTTGAAGATGAAACTGAGGGAGATGAAAACTATGATGATGTAGACCTTTCTGATAAGGGAGCAAACTTCGTATCAGAGGATATAACACTACCTGTGAACGTTGGTGATACTATTCTAACAGGTAGGTTCAAAAATAAGAAAACTGTTGTTAAAACCATCGGGAAGGATGAACACGGGATGCCAACAATCAATGGTAGAAAAGTGGTAACTTTTAGAATTGTAACTGAAGGTGTAGAAGTTGAACTCAACGAATTCGGTGGTACTAGATTTGATTTGGTTGGATACAATTCAAATAATAAACCAGTCCTAAAGAAGATAGCAAGAGCATCCGATGACTTTATGAAGGATATTGCTAAGTGGGGTTCTGAGAAACTATTCAAAAGTGGTAAGGGTGTTGAGTATGTGAAGATATACTATGATAAACATCATTTAGCTACTGTATCTGATAGTGGTAGAAAAATAGTCAAAGAGAAGGGTTGGGGTAAATTACCAATCAACGAAATCCCAATGGCTGATTTAGTAAAGATTGACCAATATGCAGATAAACAACTAAAACCAGTTGATGTAGTTCTAACTGATAAGCATTTCTTTGATAGGTTGACAGACCCAAGAAATAAAAAAGAAATCTCACAAGCTGAACTTATTGGGTTCTTCAAAAGGTTAGGTAAGAAGAAAAAAGATTTCGTAAACTTCTTAAATCAATATGGTCAGATTGTAGCAAAAGATAATAGAAGTAAAATCAATATTCCATTTATGAAACAAGCGAATAAGATAATCGCTAAAACCATAATGAGAAAAGATGATTTTAAAACTTCATCACCTGAATATAAATTCGAACAATTGGCTAAAGGAATGGATATCTACGATATTGCAAATATGCACAAAGTGGATATTGATGATTTAAGTGTAGAATTACAAAAAGGAATTAAAGTGGAAATGGAACACACATCTGATAAGAATGTGGCTGAAAGAATTGCATTAGACCATTTATATGAAGACCCGAACTACTATACTAAACTTGCTACAATAGAGGAAGTTCATATGGGATATCCTGACCAAAAATGGTTGGATGACCATGAGAATGAAATCAAACGGTTACAAGCAAAGTTTGATAAAGAAAAGAAAGCTTTAAACTTTGATAAATCTTATGCAATTCAGGAAGGTCAAATAGATTCGGGTGAACCTGAGACGGGATACTTACCCGATGGTAAAAAGAGAAAGTTGGGTAAACGAAGCGGTAGACCTGAATATTGGTTTGACCAATTAGGATACGCCCAATTAGATTTTCCCAAAGCAGATAAAATGAGAGGAACTGGTAAAGGTAAAGATACGGAATCTGCATTTAGAAAAGTAACTTATAAAACTAAAAATGTAAAAGTAAGTAAATTAAAAGATTCACTAAAACCAGTTGGTTCAGATAAATGGACAGAAATACCATTAGAAGAGAGTAGTATTGATGGATTAAGTGGGGGAAATAATTCGGCAAGATGGACTGCACCTGGCCAATCTAAGAATTTAAAAGTTGCTCAACTATCGGGATATGAACAAAAAGAATTTCCAACTGCTGATGAATTGGATATTTCGGGAGAAGAGTTTGGATATGAATCTCAAAGTAAAACTAAGAAGTATAATAATAAAAGAAAAGCAGTAAGAACTGATGATGGACAGTTGGTATTTGAGAATATCAATGAATCAAAACTTTTATTAGAAGGTGGGGCATACGGACATATGAATCACCCATTCGATACTGAAATCAATTTAACATTCGGACAATTAAAAGATATTGTAAATAAAGCATTGGATGGTAACTTAAACTTAGCAAGAGAAAAAACCGATGGACAGGCATTGGCAGTTAGTTGGAGAGATGGAAGATTAGTTGCAGCAAGAAACAAAGGACACTTAAAGAACAAAGGTGAGAACGCTTTAGATATAAACGGAGTTGCTACTAAATTTGCTGGTAGAGGTGAATTAGAAAAAGCATACAACTTCGCAATGAAGGATTTATCTAACGCAATCTCTAAACTTTCAGATAAGCAAAGAGAGAAAATCTTCAAAGGTGGAGCTTGTTTTATGAACTTAGAAGTTATCTACCCAACTTCGGTAAACGTAATACCTTATGGTCAAGCACTACTCGTATTCCATGGCACTATGGAATATAACGATGATGGAATTGCCATTGGAGAAAATCAAGCGGCTGCAAGAATCCTTGCGGGTATGATTAAACAAGTTAATCAAGAAGTACAATCCGCATATACAATCCAAGGACCCCCAATCAATGAATTGCCTAAATCAAAAGATTTAAGTAAACTAAAAGGTAAGTATAACTCAAAAATTTCAAAACTACAATCTAAATTCAAACTAAAAGATAATGATGGAATCGCTGATTACCACCAAGCTTTTTGGATGGATTTCGTAACTAAAAAATCACCAACAAAATTAGATAATAGAACTCTAATGGGATTGGTAAAAAGATGGGCATTCTATGATAAGAGTTTCCGATTGGATAAGAAGAATTTTAGTGATGAGAAAACTTTAGAATGGGCAAAGGGAATTGATAAGAATGACCATGCTAAGATTGCTAAAGACAACATCAGACCATTTGAAGATATCTTCTTAGGTATTGGTGCAGATATCCTATCCTTTATGAGTTCAGTTCTTGCAGCTAACCCTGATAAAGCAGTTAGGGATATGAAGAAGAGATTAGACCAAACTATCAAAGATGTTCAAAAGAGTGGTGATGTTAAAAAGATTGAGAAGTTAAAATTAGAACTACAAAGATTGAACGCAATCGGTGGTAAGGATAAGATTGTTCCTAATGAAGGTATTGTATTTGTGTACAATGGAAAAACTTTTAAATTAACAGGAACCTTCGCTCCTCTGAATCAGATATTGGGATTATTTTACGAATAGTAAAAAACTTTATACTTATATATAAGTATATATTAAGAGGTTTATGGCTGATAAAAAATTCAATAAGAAATTCATGCACCCAACTCGTAGAAAGTTGGTAGATATGGTGATGACTGGCGAGTATCAAAAAGATACTCAAGTTTCATTTGCAACTACTAAGCAAGAAGAAAAACGAGAAATTGGTGATGTATGGGAAGATGATAAAGGTAATGTTTGGGAACAAAAATCGTATGGTAAGGTAAAGCAATCAAAACTAACTAACACAATGAGTGAAGTTAGGAACTACCTTCAAAAATTATCATCATGTAAAGCAGATGATTGTTCTAAAACAAAATTTGGACCTACTGACAAAAAACTTATTTCAAAAACAGGATTTTGTTCTAAATGTTTAGCAGAAAGAGAACAAATAATTCGAAATGATGGATTGTGGGATGCCTATAATGAATACAAGGTTTATTCTAATATGGCTTCATATGGTACTGAGGTTATTGAGAAAATGAATAATGCTTTAGATGATGTATCCAATATTCATGAATTTGTAAATGGAGATGGTTCTGTTGAGCAATGGAAATCTGATAAGAGTGTTGACGAACTCAGAGCAGAAATCGAGAAGGATATAGAAAATGGTAAGAAAGAACTTATCGAAGTTATTGAAAAGAGAAATGCAGCATATGAACTCTTAAAAGATAAAAACTACGAATTAGTACAACCTTTGTAAGATGAATAATAGTAATACAAAAATATATTTAATATTGATTGTTATCTTAGGATTTGTAGGATACAATCTAATGGTAATGCATGATATCCAAACGGATGTTGCTGCATTTGATGAGAAGATTGAAGAAATTCAAAGTGATATTGATTCAATCGCGGTTGCCAACGATGAGTTGGATATGAAAATAGAATCGTTACATTCAGAGATAGAATTAATCGATAGCGATATCGATAGAGTTCAATCTAACATTACTACGATAAAAAACAAAACGAATGAAAAAGTTAATAATGTTGATGTTCTTACTTTCGATGAGCTTATCAAGTTTTTCACAGACCGTTACCAATCCCAACTCAGAGGTAAAGAGGGACTCGGTGGTGAAACTAAAAGTTCCGATAGTAAGGATGGTAATTAAAGATTTAGTTACCTTTGATGGTTTAAAATTAGAACTGATAGAAACTAAAGACTTACTAAGATTATCACATGATAAACTTGTGTTAAAGGATAGTGTTATTACTAATTTAAATGGTAAGGTTCTTAATTTAGAAGGTATTATTCAAAAAAAGGATGAACAATTTGGTTTAGAGAGTGAGAAATCTAAACAATTACAGCAAGAACTAAAAAGACAGAAACGAAATACCTTCCTATGGAAATTGGGAACAATTGGTGGAGTGGTTCTTAGTTTATTTTTTGCTGCAGGCGGATAAATAATTTATGACACAACAAAAGAAAACGTTAAAACAAATTGTTGCTGAAGAATATCAGAAGTGTGCAGCAGACCCAATATACTTCATGAAGAAATATTGCAAGATTCAGCATCCGGTGAGAGGAAAAATTCCCTTTCACCTTTTCCCGTTTCAAGAAGATACTTTAAAAGAGTTTAAAAACCATCGTTACAATATTATTTTAAAATCACGTCAGACAGGTATATCAACACTAACTGCAGGATTTTCTTTGTGGAAGATGTTGTTTAATGATGATTATAATGTATTAGTAATTGCAACTAAACAAGAAGTTGCTAAAAACTTAGTAACCAAAGTAAGGGTAATGAATCAGTATTTACCTACGTGGTTAAAGTTAGAAACTGTTGAAGATAACAAACTCTCTTTACGATATTCAAATGGTTCTCAAATCAAAGCAACTTCTGCAGCCGGTGATGCTGGTCGTTCGGAAGCACTATCTCTTTTGGTGTTTGATGAGGCAGCATTCATTGATAAGATTGAAGAGATTTGGGTATCTGCTCAATCTACTTTATCAACGGGGGGTTCTGCAATTATCCTTTCTACTCCAAATGGTGTGGGTAACTTCTTTCACAAAACTTGGGTGGGTTCTGAAGATGGTAGTAATACCTTTAACAATATCAGATTACATTGGTCAGTTCACCCCGAAAGAGACCAGAGTTGGAGAGATGAACAGGAAGTTCTATTAGGACCTAAAGGAGCAGCACAGGAATGTGATTGTGATTTTATTTCTTCAGGGGATTCAGTTATCGACCCACAACTCCTTGAATTCTACAAACAAACCTATGTAAATGACCCTATTGAGAAAACAGGATTCGATGGAAATCTTTGGAAATGGGAATATCCAAACTATGAAAAATCTTACATGGTCATTGCCGATGTTGCTCGTGGAGATTCTTCCGATTATTCTGCATGTCATGTAATCGATATAGAAACGTGTGAGCAAGTTGCTGAGTATAAAGGTAAGTTAGATACTAAAGATTATGGAAACTTCTTAGTCGTGTTATCTACGGAGTATAACAACGCCTTACTTGTTATTGAGAATGCAAATATTGGATGGGCAACGATTCAACAGGTAATTGATAGAAACTATCCGAATCTCTACTACATGAGTAAGGATTTAAAATATGTTGATGTGGAAAATCAATTATCAAATAAATATCGTGCTCAAGATAGAGGTATGGTTGCGGGATTCTCAACCACATCAAGAACACGTCCTTTAATTGTATCAAAATTAGATGAATATTTTAGAGAGAAATCGGTAATCATTCGTTCAACGAGAACTATCGATGAATTGTTTACATTTATTTGGAACAATGGTAGAGCAGAAGCAATGAGGGGTTATAATGATGATTTAACTATGAGTTTATCTATTGGTCTTTGGGTAAGGGATACTGCACTTAGATTAAGACAAGAGGGTATTGATTTAACCAAACGAGCATTGGGTGGTATTTCAAATTATAGTCATACAGGAATATATGGTGGAAGTAATTTGGAAAATAACCCATGGGAGATGGATATAAACGGCCAAAAAGAAGATTTAACTAAATGGTTGTTGTAAACGAATAATAGTAATATTTATATAGTATAGGTAAACTAAACTAATTTGATATGGATAATTTTATAGAACAACTTTATAACGAATTTAAAGACCAATATTCAAATCCTATTGTGGAATATGATGTTGAAAATTATCAAGATTTAAAGGAGTTCGTAGAATTTATTAAAGAATATAAACCTGAAGTTACCGAAGGTGAGTATGACGGTAGAGACGTTAAACTTGGTAAAGTAATGCAAGGTGATGTAAAAAAGTTCAAAGTTTATGTTAAGAATCCGAAAGGAAATGTTGTTAAAGTAAACTTTGGTCAAAAAGGTGCAAGGATTAAGAAGGATGACCCTGAAAGAAGGAAATCATTTAGAGCAAGACACAATTGTGATAATCCCGGCCCAAGACACAAAGCAAGATATTGGTCATGCAAAATGTGGTAAAAAGGTTATAAAACAAAAATAAAAAAATGGCAGAACAACAAGACAGAAATTTCTTTGGTAGATTAACCAAACTATTTTCCACTCAAGCAATCGTTAAGATTGATGATAAGGGTAGGAGAAAGGTGGTTGATACTGATGAAAGACAAAGAAATACTAATTTAGTAAATCTCAGAGATAGATATACTAAACTTCAAAAGTCATTCTATGAACAACAAGGTGGTGCTCAATCAATGGCATATCACCAAGTTCGTAGAGAATTATTCAGAGATTATGATGCAATGGATAACGACCCGATATTATCATCGGCACTTGATATCTATGCAGATGAATCAACACTAAAAAACGAATTCGGTGATACACTCGAGATTCGTTCATCTAATGAAAAGGTAAGAGAAATCTTAGACAACCTTTTTTATGATATCTTGAATGTAGAAGCAAACCTTTGGCCATGGACAAGAAACTTGGTTAAGTATGGAGATTTCTTTTTACAATTAGAAATCGAACCTGAAAAGGGTATTATCAATGTTCAACCATCTTCAATCTACGAAACGGAAAGAATCGAAGGGTTTGACCCAAGTAATCCAAACTATATTAAGTTTAAGATTGAACATGACCCAACAGATAAAGGTGAATATGAAAACTTTGAAATAGCTCATTTCCGTTTATTATCAGATACAAACTTCCTACCATATGGAAAGGCAATGATTGAGAATGCTAGAAGAATTTGGAAACAATTATCTTTAATGGAAGATGCTATGTTAATTCATAGAATCATGAGAGCACCTGAAAAAAGAGTTTTCAAAATTGATATTGGTAATATTCCACCACAAGAAGTGGATAACTATATGCAAAGAATCATCAATAAAATGAAGAAGGTTCCTTTTGTTGATAGAAACTCAGGAGAGTATAACTTAAAGTATAATATGCAAAACCTAACTGAGGATTTCTTCTTACCTGTTAGGGGTGGCGATAGTGGAACTCAGATTGATTCATTGGGTGGTTTAGAATATTCTGCTATTGATGATATTGAATATCTAAGAAACAAATTATTTGCAGCTCTTAAAATTCCAAAAGCATATTTGGGATACGATGAGAATGTAAATGGTAAAGCAACTCTGGCTGCAGAAGATGTGAGATTCGCAAGAACAATCGAAAGAATTCAAAAAACTCTTATTTCAGAATTAACTAAGATTGCAGTAGTTCATCTTGCTGCACAAGGTATGGATGATTACCAAATGGTAAACTTTGAATTGGCACTCGTTAATCCATCTACAATCTACGAACAAGAAAAAGTAAATTTGTGGAGTGAGAAAGTTAGATTAGCATCAGATATCCAACAATTAAACATGGTATCTAAAGATTGGATTTATGAAAACATCTTTAAGTTCTCAAAAGAAGAAACTGATAACGAAAAGGTCAATATGATTAATGACCTTAAAGATAGATTTAGATATCGTTCTATTGAAGATGAAGGTAATGACCCTGCAATGGAAGATTCAGAACCAACCGATGTTGAGATGGAATTGGAATCTCTTAAAAATGAATTGAAAGATAAGGGTGGTAGACCGAGAGAAGGTAATACTTATGCAAAAGATAAACATCCATATGGTAGAGACCCGCTAGGTTCGAAGGAAAACAAAAAAGCACTAAAGAAAACGGAAGGAAAAGTTGGTAGACGTGCTAATAAATTTGCAAAAGAATATATCAACGGAGTTTCATCAAAAAAGAAAATGATTTCAGAAAAAGGTGATTTTTTAAGTGATGAAAACTTACTTGATGATTAAAATTTAATAAATAATTTTAAACTTATATTTATATACAAAGATTTTCGTATATAGGTACTTATTATAGGAAATAACTAATGAAGAAGATTAAACATTCAAAGTTTAAGAATACAGGTATTTTATTCGAACTGTTAGTTCGTCAGATTACTCTTGAAGTTCTTAACGGAGACAAAACAGAAAAGGCAAAGGGGATTGTTCAGGAGTTCTTTAGACAAGGAACAGAATTGAATAAGGAACTCCGTTTGTACGATTTACTTGTACAAGAAAAGTATAGTACGGAATCTCGTGCAGAAAAGTTCATTGATACCGTTAATGAAGCACATACTAAGATTGATGGTGCTAAACTAAAACGAGAAAAGTTTAATCTTGTTAAAAAAATTAACGAATCGTTTGATATGGATTCGTTCTTATCTTCACCTATATCTAACTACAAGGTACTTGCATCAATTTATAAAATCTTCGAATCTAAGTATCAGGAACAATACGATATCAAAGATGTGTTTAATTCAAAAATTACATTAATTGAGAATATTACATCTAAACCTGCAACAGGAAAAAGAGAAGCAAAGAAAAAAATTGTTGAAGAATATCGGAAAGAAGACCAAGATATTAGATTATTAACTTATAAAATCTTAGTAGAAACTTTTAATAAGAAATATTCTTCATTAAATCAATCACAAAAAACTCTATTACGAGAGTATATTAATAACGTAAATAATACTTCTAAGTTTAAGGATTACGTTGGTAATGAGATTCCAAATATTGTGGCAGAATTGAAATCTATCTCAAATAAGATTTCTGATAAAGTAACTACAATTAAACTAAACGAAA